CAGAATTATTTTTGTTGATGGGAAGCGACAAGCGACAAGCGAAAGGGACAAGCGCAAGCAAAAGGGACAAGCGAAACAAGGAGGACTAATGGGCGTACCAAGCAGACTTACAGGCAAACAAATTATTTTTATACAAGAATTGGTGTACAATGAAGGCGAGATTACCGCAACGGAAGCGGCAATTAAGGCGGGGTACCCTGAAGCTAGTGCTCGATCTAAAGCCTCCATGCTACAAAACCCGAAATATTATCCACTAGTTGCTGAACGCATCAAACAAGAACGCGAAGACTTACAGAAAAAATACCAAATCACTTCGGGTAAACATTTTAAAAAATTACAAGAGATAAGGGATGTAGCCTTAGCAGCAGGATCTTATTCAGCAGCCGTCAACGCAGAAATTGCAAGAGGTAAAGCGGGGGGCTTATACATCGACCAAAAGATTATTAAGCATGGTAAATTAGATCAACTAACAGACCAAGAGGTAGACGAAAAGATTGCTGACTTAATGCGTGAAATGAAAATCATTGATGTACAAGCAGAAGAAGTGACTGTGCCTAAAGACAAAAAGAAAATTAACTAGGCTCGTTAATATTTTTCTTCAAATAATCAAGAAACCACGGGTTATCCCTGAACACCCCCATAAGATAGTTGGTGATTTGATTTACCACAATCTCTTCACTGTCGTCTTCTTTAAGTGCGCCACCTGCTTGATTTAAACCACTACCATAAACACACGCATGTAATATTTCGTGTAGTACTGTGTTAGCTTTTTCTTGACCACCTAATGAATTCTGTACTTGGATCTTACCTTCGCGAGCTAAATACCACCCAAAACAATCCGTTAATGTATCTGTTTTAAAATCCGGTGTTATCCATTCTATTTTAATATCACGATAGCCTACTTTGACATGTGTTGGCTCGCCTTTAGGGGCATCGATCGCAGTAATGCTAGTCAAAAGTTTTTTCTTGATGGCAGACATAGGCGACGGCGATTTTTTGGTGCGCGTCATCCCAATCTTGGTTTTGGGTAATTTGTCTTTCATAGCTTTCCTCACAGTTATTAGTTTCGTAATCCACGTACTGCAATCGATCGCCGTGCCCTACCGGCAAGGATGCAATCACATAAACAATTGTTAACACAAATTTCATATAGGGAATATAGGAGATTTATTAGAATTTAATTTTTCTAAAATAAGTTTTGCAAACGTAAAATGTATACTGTTCAAAGTATACATTTTGGATACATATTGGTATACATATTCTGTTAATATTTCCTTATATTTCAACATTAATTAGACATTATTAACTATGTATCCTATGTATCCGTGTTTATTTTAATAAATATTTATTTTCTAATATTTATTATTTTATACCTTATATAACTTCAACACCAGTCCGTCGTTCGGCGACCAACGTACGGCGCCCCAAGACCGCGGTTTATAAGGGTTTTTGCCAAATTTCGACCGTCAATATACACGTCTACAAGGGCTCTGCCATAGTACCCATGTATACCGGAGCGCACCACCCGTACGTTATCTGCCGTAGCAATCCACTCGTTCACATAATTTCGGACTGCGAGACCCAACGCTAGTTCCGCGTTGCATTTCGGGCTGTGAATTTCCGGCGTATCGACGCCCAACAGCCGGAGCGGTTCTCCCGCTAGGTAGCAGGTATCCCCGTCGTAGCAGTATAATTCTGCCGCTTCCAACGTAGTTTTGATGACAATGTTGATCCCAATAAAGACTGCCGTGATAATCAGCACCTCTAATAAGAACTTATGCATTCGTTTTATCACGTAGTTTCTGATAAAACTCACCTTTAACGTCGACCTTGTCTTCGGGGCGCATGGGGCCACAATCTAGACATAAATCATAGTCGTAGCAGTAGTCGAGTGTGACATAATCGCCACACGTCACACATTTGATTCCTGTTTTCTTCATAGTTGTCCTTTCTGTTAATACTGAGGGGACAAAGTCCCCTCCTATTTATATACCCCGGAACTACATTGCTTTCAATCACTCTGCGGGGTCTTCAGCCTACCTTGACTGGTCTTACTATCCTTTATAATGCTATTTGCTAGACTTGTCAATTTTCTTTTTTAATTTCTTTAACCGTTCTTGTTTTTGATGTTTTGACTGTTCGTAGCTCATAGCCAATAATTTAAGTTCGGCGTCCCAGTGTTCGGCGAACGTCTTAGGTGGGTTTTTTGCCATAAAGTTTAGTCCACGCCCAACTGTTTACCTTGCCTGACCAAATATATATTTTCTGCAGTAAATAATGGGTCATTATAGTTCCTGTATCACAATTACTAAGCGATACTTTTCTTTAGCACCAATAATAGTCGTCGGCACCAAATCTATTTTACGAATATCAAATGAGGTATTGGGCTTAGACCCAAAGCCTAACGGTACCGCTAACGATATCCTAGCGTTCGCACCTTCAGGGCTTTCGCAAAATTTTTCTAGCCTTGTCACTAACTCTTTTGTTGTCCACTTAATCATAATTTATTTTAATTTATCATAAAAAGATTCGTTGCGTTCTTCAAACTGCAACCAAAACACTAACAGATACCGGTCACCTTTTTCTACGGGTAGACCCCGGTGTAAGTGAGTAAAACTAGGAAAAATTAAAGCGTTGCCTGTTGGCAATGGTGCTATTTTTCCACGCTTATGAAACTCAGTACCGCCACCAGTGTAGTCACCAGTATTTAAAGGCACTACTACACTTATGTCAGATAACGAATCATGGTGCCAAGCTGTCTGTTTTATACCACGAGGATTGTAGTTAGCTAATTGTATACCGCCCGCCACCACTTGACGGTTCCATATTGTTTCGAACACCACATTCATTTTAGACAAGACTATTTTCATAAATGAAATATATAAATCTTGCGCATGTTCTTGCAATACAAATTCGTTTATTTGATGTTGTGGCATTTCTTCTTCGTTAGGGGCAAAGCCAATAGTTTTTTCCATGTTGTCAATTTCGTCTATTAACATATTGCAAAACTCTTTAGAAAAAAATGGCATGGTGTAAACTTCTTTTAAAGGTTCCGTAATAATTTTACTTAGTTCCGTTTCTGCAGGATCTTCAAAACCTTCTCTAGCTTCGAAACGTTCTACCGCAGGTATCGCGTCGACAATTAATTTTGCTAGGCCTTTATCTAAAAACCAATCGCCTGCCATTAGCAACGCTAGGTTCTTGTAAACATAAGGTTTAAGTTCCGTTTTAGGTATATTAACAGCGTCGTAAGTTTCAAAAGTTCTCATTCTAGTCTCCTAAATTAAAATATTTTTCACAACGTTTCAACCATTGATATTTATAATCGTCAAAACGATCCCCATTAATTGTAAATATTTGTAAGTTCATGCCACGAGAAGCCATTAAAATTACTCCCGCTTCTAGCTTAGTGCCGTACAAAGCATCGTGCGCCATAGCGTAGGCGGCTAATTGCATAAAATAATCTTGCACATACTTCTCAATTTTTGGTTTGTTAGTTTGCTTGAAATCTATAATTGCTGGTTGACCGCGCCATACTCCCACACAGTCTGCCGTACCACCATAAAAAGTTGGGTAATATAAAGTTACTTCCGTGCCCCAATACTCGTCCATAGATGGTAGCGCACTTTTAATAACTAACTGTGCCATGCGTTTGCCAATAACTCCGATGTTAGTTCGGTCATCATAGCCTACGCCTTGAATGTGACACTCAAGAAACTTGTGCATTGCCGTACCTACCGAACCCGCTTGGTTTTTAATAGCTTCCGCTTGTTCTAGACCGACCCGTTGTTTCCAACGTTCTAAACCAGCTAAGTCAGCTTTAGTTTTTGTTTGTGATAGAATAGTTGTTACAGAGGGTAAAAACTTACCTTCACCCTCGTAATGCCTGCGCCCGTTGACCGTCTTTCGACGTACTTCGTGGTACGGGTATTTAGCGGTGATCAAAGATGTATTATTCTGAATGACCATTCAATTTCAGTGCTTTGCTTTTGTCGCTTACTAAGTGTTCTATAAGTTTAGCCAACGATAGATCTGCGCCAAATTCTTTAGACATAGCTTTTTGTACTAACGTTAGTTCTTTGTGTGCCTTCTTTGTAATAGAGACAGATGTGTAGCGGTTGATGTCAGGCATCATTTTTCCTTTCTTGTTTTTTACGTTAACGAATACTATTGTATTGGGGTCCAAGAGCTTGTTCCAAAGAAACTTGTAGCTCCTTTAGTTTTTTTCTCAATGCTCCATTTTGGTTACGCAAAAAATTGTTCTCATTTGCTAACTTAATGGCATCTTCACCCATTACAGCAGTATTTTGTAACGTTACATTATCTTCAAAAATCATGGAAACCTCCATATTTTATTGTGTTATGCTATAATATATAGTATAATACGAGTTAAATGTCAACTAGAAAGGAATAATATGACTAATATAGATAATATTGTCGTGCATTACGACCAACGAAAGCAAAAATATAAGTATTTTAACAACGCTAGGCCTTCGCCGACTAAACTGACCAAAGGTAATATATCCGCTGCGGTTAATCATTACCAAAGAGTTATGCATACGGGACAGTTTGCGCGTTTGACTAGTGCCCAACAAAAATCCGTGGTATGTTTACGAAGAAAATGGGAGACATTACAATATGCGCACAGAATTAGATAACCGTAGACCGTGTTACAAAGAAACTATCCGTGACAACAACGGCACCCCTTATTTATTAACCGTATCTTTTGACTTTGGTGGCATCAAAGAAGCATGGATGTCGGGTGGCGGTAAAGCCGGCACCGAACGTCCGGATATTTTAACTGAAGTTGGTAGGTTAGTATCAGTGTCATTACAAAACGGTACGCCGTTAGAAGATTTAAGATCGTGCGCTACTTATCGTTCGGATGGTACGCCATCCACTGTAGTTGGGGTTATGCTAGACCGAATGTCAGAGTTAGGTGACTAATTTAATTCGTCGGGGTCAATATCTGGGTCGTATTCAAATTCGAACTCGAACTCAGATTCCTCAAAATCATTTAAATCGTTTTTAATAGAATCTTGTAGTGACGACTCGGGGGTAAATACAAAAGATATTTTATTGTTCATGGCACGGGCAATACCAATAGGTACGTAGACTAGTTTACCGTTTTTAAATTGTTTGAATGGTTCAAAACATAATTTGCAATAGAACAAACTTTCTTTTTCACACGTTACTTTCATAGTAGTTAGTTTATGACAACCCGGACATACCGAAACACTGACTATATTGTCTTCCATTACTTCGCATCGCCCCAGTTATCCGCTAAGGCATAGTCTACTTTACTAGGTATCTTTAGTTCTACACATGTTTCCATTTTACGTGCAATTTCCTTTGCTTGTTTTTCGTTATCTACTGATATATTAAGTTCATCGTGCACTTGTATATGTGGTATAATACCATCTTGTTCGTATAAATCTACCATTGCTTGTTTAGTTTGATCCGCCGCAGAACCTTGAATTAACTTATTTAAAGCCTTATAAGTACCAGCGCGTTTATATTGCCCATGACCTTCGGCCTCTATAGCTTCCTCTTTAGTCTTAAAGAAACCTTTTTTACCAAACTCCCTTGGCTCATAGAAAGGGAAACGACATATACGACCTTTTAAAGTTTTGATTTTGCCACGTGCCTCTGCTTCAATCATTAAGTTTTTAGTCAACTGTTTCACAAATGGTACTCTGCTTTGATAAGTGTTGATAATCTCTTCGGCTTCTTTGCTGTCAATACCTAATTCCGTCATAAGTTTGTTTTTACCCATGCCGTAAAATAAACCAAGATTAATTGTTTTGGCTTGGCTTCTTGGTATCTGGGCTATCTCGGCTACCATCTGGTGAAAGTCAGCCTCGCCTTTGCGATAACCTTCCACTATCTTACCAACTTCTAAACCGTCAGTGTGTGCATAGTGTACGACTAAACGTGGTTCTTGCTGTGAGTAATCAAACGTACCCCAACGTTTGCCTCGTTCAGGTACAAAAAGACTTCTAATAATCTTTTTAATAAACGGGTTTCGTGCTGGTATCTGTTGTAGATTTGGATTGGAGTAACTAAAACGACCGGTGACCGTCCCCCCATCATCACTGCGCATCTGATGTATTTCCGAATGAATACGACCTTTGTGCTGGTGACGTAGAATGGTTTCAATAAAGGTACTATTAGCTTTGTTTATTTCCCGTGCATCAACGATCATCTGTGCCAACGGATGTTCATTACTAGATAGAAAGTTTTTCGTAAAACTTGGGGCACCACTCTTCGGTGTTCTTGGGTAAGCTATATTTAAATGATCGAAAGCCTTAGCGATAGAAGCTGCCGCCCATACTTCAATGTCGTGGCCAGAAGTTTTCTTTATCTGATGCATAACTTCTTTCTCTTGTGCTGATAAAGTTGCACGTGCTTGTTCTGCCGCATCAAGATCTACGCGTACCCCATGCGCGCGCATATCAATTAAACATGGTTGTAGTCGACGTTCTAAATCATAGATGTCTTCTAAGTTTTGCGCTTTAATTTCTTCTTGGTTGTATATAAATAGATCATACGTAAGCCGTGCATCCATCTCAGCGTATTCGCCAACGTGCATAGCTGGTAGCTTGTACATTTCTTTTTTCGGATCAACTCCGTGTGCTTTGGCTGCTTGTGTTAAACCACTCTCGTTCTTGGTTCGTCCCAATTTATCTTTAGCTAAACTATTCAAAGTAAACGAATATCTATTCTCGTCAATTAACGCACTTGAAATCATGGTATCGTGTATGATACCATTGACGGTTATGCCCATATGTCTGAGCCAACCTAAATCGTACGAAGCGTTATGAAATATCTTCTCTGCGTTATTGCCTGCAACTTTTTTAAACCACTCTACTACGGTCTTCTTATTAAGGTTACCACCATTGTGTGCAATAGGATAGTAGCCTTCCCACTCTGCCGTAGCTACAGCAATACCAGTTACATAACCATCGTCACGTGCCCAACCGGAACCGTGCGTAATTAAATTGGTGTCACACGTCTCTAAGTCAATGGCAATAAATTTTTCTTTAGACAAGTCTGGAAAATATTCCTTTGCCGTCCACTCAATAGGTTCGTTGTACGTAAATAAATTAATTTGATTCATGTAGCTCTATTAATTTCTGTATAAACCAAGTAGCTTTTTTAAGATCTTCTACTTGCTTGCCTTTATGTTCGTAACGCCATAAATACTTCATGGCACTACCTTGTAAATAATACTTAAATCCCTCACCTAAGCAAGACTTAATCGCATCAATACACTCTATATCACCTTTTTTATAATGTTTTGGGTGGTTAACTGGGTCTAATACATCGTTTGTCATAGTGATAACATAAAGTGCATGTTAGTTTGTGGTAGTAATATATGTAATTCTTCTTTGGCTCGAGTCGCGCCAACATAAAATACCCGTTGTTCGTCGTCCGCACTCTTGCGGTATTCGCTATAAGTTTTTACATTCATGTCTGTTGCTAGTAGTACCTTATCACACTCACCACCTTTTGCACCATGTATTGTGGATATTCTTATCCTTGGGGTTGAAAATATATCTTCGTCACTTTCGTTTAATCTAATTAAGTAAGCACGATCGTGTAAATTAATTTTGTCTAATGCCTGTAACCAACTGCCAACACTAAACGGTCCTAGTAAAACTTTCAACGTATCTAAATCATAAAGCTGACTGTCGTTAAGTTTATCAAAAACATCTTGAAAGTTATTTTTAGTTTGTTTGTAAAAAAATATTTTCTTTAAAGTTTTTTTATCAACGGCTCTGCCTTCGCTTAATTCTTTCCAGCCAATGATCGCATCAAACACTCGTTTAGCTATAGGCTTAGTAAATTTTTTGCGTTCTAAACGTTCGTACCACAGACCTTGCTCACGGCAAGCGTCCTCAAGTTTCTTTAGAATAAAACGATCTCGACCTAGAATAAGCCAGTTTCCTTTAGAAAAATCAACCCCTTCAATGACTTGGTGGTAGTGCACTGAGCCTTCTTCGACTCGTGCTTCCCATTGTTTCTCTATTCTGTTCTTAGTTAAACTAATTATGCTCTGTGCAAAATCTTGTACTGATTTTTTTAAACGATACGATTTAGGTAAAACTATTTCGTCACCACGGTACTCAATAAAACGTTCTACGTCTGCACCTAACCAACGATAAATAGCTTGGTCGTCGTCGCCAGCTAAATATAATTTGTCTGCGGTAGTTGCAAAATGTTCTACCATCGCCCATTGCAAAGGTGTTAAATCTTGTGCTTCATCAATAAACACTACGTCTAGGTGGGGTAATAAATTTTCGTTCACTGCCTCGTAAAGCATATCAGTGTAATCTATAAAACCATTCTCTTCTTTATAGGAATCATACGCTTCAGCAACATAACTAAGTTGTTTCCAATTTATTCGCGTAGGGTCAGAATACTTACTGTAGTGCTCTTCTAACGAAATGCCACGTGCTCTAGCCAAGGCATACTCATTCAAATAAAAGTTTTCTGATATACCAGTTTCAGAATCTACACTAGACATGTTGAAACCAATCTTGTCACCAAAAGATTTAAACTGTTCTTTCTGCATTACCGCGCGACCTTCTAAATCAATTGAATGATAACCACAAGAATGCAATGTAGAGAACCATCTAAAATCTTTTTTATCTAACTTAAACTTTTTTACTGCTCGGTCTCGTGCTTCCTCGGCCGCTTTGCGAGTAAAAGAAAAATAACCTATTTTTTTAATGTCGGTTGTGACCATAGCGTCTTCTACATAATTAAGTAAAGTGGTTGTCTTACCAGTGCCCGGCGGCCCAAGAACTTTTATTATGCTCGTCACTCTGCTTGATACTCTTTTCGGTCCTTCATGTCCGGAGTAGCAACTTCGATATCCTCGAACTCATCAGTAAACTCTGGTATTGACCACACTTTAATTTTCTTTTCCTTATCGTCGGGTTTAGGCATACGTAAAGTAGTGAGATTACCTTTTAATTCTTTCTCTAAAATATTAGACATCTTGTTTCGATTGTAGACAGTAAACTTTTTCTTTTGTAAATGATCTTCTAATGATGCTAATAAAAAATAATGTTTGCCATTATCACGATACGGTTTGTTTAAGATAATCTCTTCTTTCACTTGTGCCGCACCTTTATTGGTACACCAATCACGTAAATGCTCTATAAAAATCTCTTTGTTACTAACACCTTGTACATCAGGCTCACTTACATTTTGTAATAACGCTTGAATACGTTCTCGCCAACGACCCGGTGGCATCTGCGCTGGCATGCTATTTAACTGCTCCATACATTTCTTTTGGAAACGATTTTGATTTTGTAAATCTTCTGTTTCTAGTTCCAAGGACTGTTCACCTTCAAGAGATAGAAACCATAGTGGCGGTTCAGTACCGTACTTTTCTAAACCAGTTGCTGCAATCTCCATTTCTATTTGACCCTTGCCGTACTTACGGCGTAGGCATTCTCGACGATTGCAATTAGAAGATAATGGTTCTTTATTGCACGCATAGTCATACTCTTTACCCGATACAGAACGATATATTTTCTCAATGTCTTGTTGTGTTAATGCAGGGTCACACATATCTTTATTGATGTTTAATAAATCTAATAAAAATTCTGAGTTACCAGACTTTTTGTAAAACACTGCTACGTTAGTCATAGTTTCATCGCGCCCTCCTTCGGGTACACCATTATGGTGTAAAGTGTTTAGGCAAGGTGGTCCGTCTTGAAAAAAATCTTCTAACTTAATAAAATCTACATCTGCGTTTTTCTGCGCATACACATCGTATAAGGTATAAAATTGCTCTAAACTACAAGGTTTACCTTGATCATCTATTGCGTAACGTTCGCCATTTTCTGAATTAAAATAAGGTAAATTTAAATAGTTTCCTGTTTGCCCTTTATCCAATAACAACTTTACTTGTTTTGGAAAAATTTCAGATCCCGCACAACCTAGAAAAGAAGAAAATTCTTTTAATCTAGATTGCACGAGAGCCGCTTTCACAGGGACAGTGAAGAACATGAAGACATGAGCACCACCACTTTTAGATCTAAATACGATCAAAGGTAGCCCATGTTTTCGAATCTTTTTAATCAACTCAAGGTGATCAAAACCATTGTATTTGTCTATGTCGATACAACCCCAACGACATTTATTGTTTTCGTCAATCGGTATAGCACCTAAACTTTCAGTACCTTCTAAATGATTTTCCCAAAGTTCGTCGGGTATACCATCGGGACACCTAACAATTTGGTTCTTACCTTTAAGTTTACCATTAATATCTTTATCTTCTGGTACGAATTTACCATAGGCAATACTAAGCCCTTTAAATATATTTCTAAACTTCTCTGACATTCTGTTCCCATAGTGAAAAGGGCGGCTTGCGCCGCCCTAGTATTTAAGCCGTGTAGGCAGAAGAGACGGGAGCCTGTTGCTCTTCGTTCTCGTCGACAACTTTTACATCGTCTCTACCAACTGCTTGCGCGAAGGCTTTAGCTTCAGCGTAGATTTTAGCATCTTTTACAATTTCTTTTTTGTAAATGTCCCAACCAAACCAAGTTCCCTTAGCATTAGATTGAGGTGCTGTTTTGAGTGTATAGATATGACTAAACATAGAAGGGGTAATTGGTCCCTCTTTGCCTTGCAGTCGTATACCATCCATCATGGAGTTCCATGCCTTAGCTTGTTTAATTGCAGTACCCGCCATAGTTATAAGTGCCTTCTTTACACCTTCTTCTTTGTCAAGAATCATCACGTAGTGCCGTGTAGTTTCTTTAAGGGTATTACCATTAGCCATTCTAAGAACATAGTTTGCGTCTCTAGACGTTTGTCCTAAATCGATATCAGCACTATGTACTTTAATCAACTTACCTTGTTGATTAGCATCCCACTCAACAAACTCTCGTTTGTATCCGCAAGGAATAACATCGACTCCTTCTTGTCCATCGTAAAGTTTCTTGTCAATGGTTTGATAAATCATGCCCGGTTCAGCACCCGGCATATAGTTATTACTAGCTTGATTGCATTGACCCGACACTTGACTTAATACCCTTAAAAAAGGTATAGACACGTCGTCAGCAGAATTGATATTCTCAAATCCGGTGACTTCGCCTGCCGCTGGAGTAAACATACTTACATCTAAAGTTGCTACTTCTGTTTTTTTATCCGTTGTTTCTGTTTTTTTATCCGTTGTTTTTGTTACTTTGTTCATTGTTATTTTTTCCTTGTTACTTTTGCTTGCCTACCAACAAACGTTTTAAAAATCTCTTGGGGTGGTAGATCAGCACCTTTTTCGTGCAGTTCCCGTAGAGTTGCTTTTAGGGTCATTGGCTCAACTTTTAAATCTTGTTGAACTTCATACCCATTGGCGGTGGCTAACTTGGAAAATTCCAATGCCTTCCCGTCTTCGTTACGACCAAATCTAGCTGATATTTCGTTCTTAATAATATCACCTAAGTCATGATCACGAAGCCATTGATATGCCTCAGCCCGTTCGTCGGGATCTTTTGGCACACTGATACCGTAAAAATTTCTTATTTCTATGGCACTTCCATCACTTAATTTTAATTGTGTCAAGTTTTTTTCTTTCATTAACGAAGGTATTTTTTCGTTCCGAACACTTAACATTTCTTCTTTTATGTGTTTCAATTGATCCTCGAGGGTAGTTGCTTCGTTCTCAAGATCGACCAATCTTTGACAACAGCTAGCGATACTAAGGAGTTGCGAATCATCTACCTTCCCTAATTCATCTTTAGCATAATCAATTAAATCACCATTATAATCTACTTCATTCATAATCTTTATCCTCTTTCTGATATAAATTTATACTTAACGGATAATACTTTCCAGCTAAACGGTCCCACTTCAACACATTAAATTTGCCGTGGTTTATGTCTGCAACTAATGCCGCCGTAGCCGCAATGATTGCTGGATCACCAACTAGAAGAACATAGTCCTCATCGTTAAAATCCCGTAGTAACTTTCTAAGCTTATTTATTAAGCTACCAGCACTATATACTAACTGTGCTCTTTCTGTCAAGAGAAATTTTACTTCGCCAAAAGATAATGCTTTCATCACATTATATTTGGGATTACCTTCTGCTGTGCCCGGAGGCTCTTGGATACAATATACAGTCATACTTTCTTGACAACTTCCTTTATATAGATTACTTGTGTAAATAGAAAGTAATATATTTATGCATAAAATGCAACAACAGAAAGGATTTGAGTCTTATGGACTACAAATTTAAAACTACGCCGTATCAACATCAACTTGATGCGTTAGAAAAATGCAGTAAAAAACGTGATTATGCGTTGTTTTGCGAAATGGGTACAGGAAAATCTAAAATACTATTAGACAATATTGGTATGTTGTACGATGAAGGCAGAATTAATGGAGCCATTATTGTAGCACCAAAAGGAGTGTACAAAAACTGGATTGTTCAAGAGATACCTACGCATCTACCTGATCATATTTTATGCCGAACGTTTCAGTGGGTGGCACCTAGTTCTAGAACTAAACAAGATCAAGAACTATTAGATCAATTGTATGCGGATACCCGTGACCCTGCGTTAACTTTATTTGTAGTAAATGTAGAAGCATTTTCTTCTGCCCCCGGCATAGAAGAAGCAAAAAAGTTTTTAAGTGCTTACAACTCTATGTTTGCTATTGACGAAAGTACTACCATCAAATCGCCCGGCGCCCAACGTACACAGAACATCGTCCGTATAAGTCGCATGGCGAAGTACCGCCGTATTATGACCGGAAGTCCCGTTACTAAAAGTCCGTTAGACTTGTATTCACAATGCGAGTTTCTTGATCCCGAACTATTAGGGCATAGTTCTTTTTATACCTTCCGTGCGCGCTACGCTAATATGCAGACTATTAACGTCGGTGGTCGTTCGGTAAACATTGTTCGACCAAACAATAGTTACCGTAACTTAGGTGAGCTATCCGACATCGTTAGTAAATTTTCGTACCGTATTTTAAAAGAAGATTGTTTAGATTTACCCGACAAAGTTTATGAAAAAAGAATTGTTGAACTTAGCCCCGAACAACAACGTGCTTACACCAGTATGCGCCGGTTAGCTTTAGCTGAGTTAGGTGGCGAAGTGTGTTCTACGGTAAGTGTGCTTACACAATTGTTACGTCTACATCAAATTACTTGTGGTCATTTAAAAACTGATGAAGGTAATATTAAAGTCTTAAAGAACAACAGACTAAAAGAATTAATGTCCGTACTAGAAGAGTGTGAAGGTAAGGTTATTATCTGGGCAAACTATGTACAAGACTTAGAAACAATCTCTAAAGAAATAGAAAAAACGTTTGGACCTAATAGTTATTGTACCTATTATGGTAAAACTAAACAAGAAGATAGGCAACGAAATATCACGCGTTTTCAAGACAAAGAGTCAGAAACTAGGTTTTTTATAGGTAATACGCAGACTGGTGGCTATGGTATTACTTTAACTGCGGCAAGTACTGTGGTATATTATTCGAATAATTATGATCTTGAGAAACGATTACAGTCAGAAGATAGAGCGCATAGAATTGGACAAGTAAATAAAGTAACTTACATCGATTTGATTTGTGAAAACACTGTAGACGAAAAGATTGTAAAGGCATTAAAGAGTAAAATAAATATCGCAAATGAAATACTGGGTGAAGAGTTAAGGGAGTGGCTATAGGAAAGCAACAGAAGGGTATCCGGAACGAGTTGTTGGCAGCCATAGAATTTTTAGACAAACCATTTAATCATGTGTACTACGACCTTGGGGGCAAAGGCCCTTGCGATCTCGTAGTCATTAACTCCGCAGACGGCACGGTAGATTTGTATGATGTAAAGACGCATAGCGAACGTATGCAAAAAGGTAAGATGAGAAGAATTAATCGAACTAAAAACAAGTCAGCTAAGAACTTAGATGTGAAAATACTTTACGTTAAACAAGTTTCTGAAATACCCATACAATGCTCAATAGAATAGAGATCGCCGCAAATGACGCTGACGCTCCCATAAACCATGTCATCATCTGACGTAACTCAAATGTGTGTTTATTGATTTTTTCTTGTTGTGATTGCAACGCATCTAATTTTTCATCCAACACTTCGTGCCTAATTTGACATTCAGCTAAGTGGGTTTCTAAAGCTATGCGGGTATCGTCGCTCATGCAAAATCCTTTAGAAAATCATCGTTTTCTATTATTCTATCTCTAGTAGTTTTGGAGGCAACCGTAGTCGGTGCGGCAACCGTAGTCGGTGCAACAGCCGCTAGTGCTTTAGGTTCAACTACTTGATTAGGCAAAGGATCTAACGAAGATTCTCTTTTTTCTCTTCGTGTTTCGTATGCTTCTTGGTCTTTTTCTAAAATAAATTCTTGTATTTCTTCTTCAGTCATATTTAAAGGAAGTCTATTAAATTGTCTTTGTATGTCATATAATTGTTTCATTGGAACTAGATCATATATATTGTCCATACCTTTGTACTCTTTCATTTTCCAAAAACGACTGCCGTATTTTATAGAAGGAACTTTTGCTGATGTAAATTCTCCGTTGACTATTGCAGAAATATCCGATTTAGTTATCCCTGATCTTTTAGATAAAGCGCCAACAATAAAGTTTTTGGTAGTACCTAAACCTCTAGCGTCTTTTGCGTCTCTAAAAAAATCATTGTATATTCTATAATTCCTTAATTGGTAATCATAAAAGGCTTGTGCAATATCTTCGGGGCTGTTGTTAGGATTATAAAGATTGGGAGCCGCTTGTCTTCTAGAGTCTGTAAGTCTTTTTGCAAATTTTGAAATGTCATATTGTTCAAACGATTTATTAACATCTACGGTGTAGGTTCTAACGCCAGCAATCAAAGCACTACCTTCGTCACCTACATTATAGGCTTCGCCTTGATTAGAATAAAACTTATCTTTGCCTTCTGGTGTAAATAAATTAAAGGACGCTTTAGCAAACTTATTTAATTGATCAAAAGCTCCCGGTTTAAAAGTTTGTGTTGTGACGTGGACAAAAGCTTTTACAAATTTGTCGGTAACTGTGTCATCGTCATAGTATATAGTTTTGCCATTTGCGTTTTTTCCGCCTCTTGTGAAAATATCTAAGAGAGCGGCTGGAGCTATCGACTCTCCAGTAAAAGGTTCAAGAAGAACTTGCGCTCCTTCAAAAACTCCTTTTAACAACGCTTCATCTCTTTCAGCACCCGTTAATCTTTGGTCTTGATAAGTGTTTAAAGCTTTGTAAAAAGGGCCTTGTATAATAGTAGTGTAAGGGTTTTGGTAGGCTGTGTTAATGTATTTAAATTTAAAACCATCTTCTTTTTTGTTAGGTTCTTTAGATATTACCATTAAAGGACCGTTTTGATTCCAACTAGGCGCTTTACTTCTTTGTAATTTTTCTAATTCGTCATTCGTTGTGCCGGTTAGAATTTGCCCTGCTTCTTGCAAAGCCCTGTCGATTCCAAGTACTGAAGTGCTAAAACCAACTAAACGTTTAGCACCTATTGCTCTTACTTGTGGATCACTAGAATTTAATTCTTTGATTCCAAATTTTGTAATGTTCATACTTGTCCTAATCATTTCAGCAGGGAAAGATACAAAATTACCAAAAGGCAGACGTCTAATATTTTGAACTAAAGTAGGTACGTAATTATAATTAGGATAAGTGTTTTTAATAATGTTACCTGCATTTCTTCTAATAAAAAGATCAAAATCTGTTTCAATAAGATCGTCAATACTATTTTTTCCTGCTCTTCTCAATGCGTCCTCTACATCAAACCGTTTGCCTAACACTTCTTCAGAATATTTAACTGCTTTCTCCACACTTTTTCTACTATTAAAAACTAGTTCCCCTCCTATGTTGTCCATTTGTGTCCAAATTGGACCAAACCTAGATTTTTCAAATTCATAGCCATAAAATTTCCAAACATCATCTCCAGATTGGTAAACTTTAGTCAACACTTCCATAACGGGACTTTTGTATAAAGCTTCAAATAATTTATCTACACTAGTTATTCTACTTAGACTGGCACCTAACGCAGTATCTTTACTAAGTAGTTCAAGTTCTCTTGTTACTAAACTTGAGTTAACAACACCTTCTTCAGTCAGTTCATTCATTTTTTTTGATAAAGATTCAAAATCAAATTTACCGTCTTTAATAAATAAATCTTTAACTATTATTTTTATGGAATCATTTAAATTTCCGCCTTTACCAAAATGTCCGTTGGCCAACGCAAACATTGCGGCAGAAGTGACGTTTCTAATTTGTGTGGTCGGACTTAAAACAGTTTTTGAAACTTGAGCTATCCCTTTCATTTGCATCAACGATCTTAAAATAGGATTTTTTATAAGGTTATCTGTGGCCAAACTACCGTGAAATTCTATTGCCTCTTTTATAGCGGGCGTAGTGTACAGACCGTCTAAATTAGCGGAAACTCTTAGCCCTGCGGTTATTTTCCCTGACATAGGGACTAACCCAGTGGAGATACCTTTAGACAAAGCCAATTCATCTGCAGTTTTAAAAAAAATTTCACCCATGCCGTTTTTTGCAATTCCGTCAAACATTCTTGTTCTAACCGTTGACGAAGCTAATTCAAGAGCTGTTTCTAAAACTCTTTCTCTTACATCATCAACTTGACCATATAATTTTCTAACTACGTCAGGAAGTTCTTCGCCTCTTTTTAAAAAATTTCTGTCTTTGGCAAGAAACCCGGAAGCTTCAGTCAGTAATTGTGCGGCAGAAATATTTGTTTGTTTACCGGTAGTTGGGTTTATTCCTATCCCTATGTTTGATAACTGCTGTGCCCGTGTTTGAGCCAAGTTTTGCAGTTCTTTAATAGATTTATTTTTATATTCAGGCAATTGTTTAAATCTAGACACGTACATAGCAACCACTCCTTTTAAGTCCTCTCTACTAGGAGTTTTGCCTTTCAAAATTTTAAAGTTTAAATTTAAATAATCGGCGGCATCTTTTTCAAAAGCTTCGTCTAAAACGTGTTTTTTATTTTTTGTTAGTTTAATATCTCTTATTTGTGAATATTCTTTTTTAAGGCCGCTCAACATTTCTTTAACTCTTGTGGCTGCACTTCTAATTTCAAAAGGTAAAAGATTACCTTTATTCATTGGTTGAGTTACAAAATCAAAAAAATCATCCTGTAAAGTTTTGTGTTTAAAAGCAGACACTTGTTCAACAGTTTTTCCTCTTTTAGTCATATCTGCAGCTATCTTATGCATGTTAGCACTGATAATTTCTAAATTACTTTCCATAGTTCTTCTAACTACGTTCAAAGTTGCTTCCGCAGTGCGGATTTCGTCCATAGTATGACGACCCGCTGCTCCGCTAGTTTTTAACGTTGATATAATAGAATTTGCAGCACCTAAAGTTTGTTCACCTAAATGACCGCTATTCTTAACGCTATATAGTTTCCAATCTTTAATAGGTGGTATTTTTGCCAGTGCGTCCCCCGACGTGTATGGATTTGCTCTATTAAAAATTTCTAATTTTTTACTTACAGCACTAACTGCTGGTCGTAATGTATCCACTACTCTGTTAGAAGTTGCTGCTGCTAAAATAGGATCTACAACAGTAGCCGCTGCTCTTGCGCCTACGCCCCCTGCTTGTATTATTTTTTTTCCAATAGGTTTTACAAGTGCAGGTAAGCCGAGGCCGATAGCGGGTAACACGACAGATGCCTCAGCTCCAAACAATGCTTTTTGTTTAAGTAAATTTACCGCTCTTTCGTATGGGGTTAAATTCTCTCGGTCAGGGTCAATAAAACTTTTTCCTGTTAAGCCTTGCATTAAAGTAACATCTCGTGATGTTGCAACAAATGGTTCGGATATTACAGCCGGCATAGCAAGGTCTGCTATTTTACTAGTTATAGGCTTAGCTCGTTTTTTAGCAGCTTGTCTAGTAAGGTATGCGCCTCCCGCTAATTTACCAGCACCTCCAATTAATTTTTTAGCAATACCGTAACCAGTTCCGTATTGAACTACCAACTCGGCGGATTTACCAGCAAAATTATCTAACTCTATATTTGGAAAAAAATCTTCTACGGCGCTTAGCGCATCAGTCGGTTTGCCTATTAATCCACTCACTACGTCCGTAATGGCCGCTGGTACCCCTGCAGCTCCTTCCATTATTTTGTTAACGCCACTAACAGAACCTAGTTTAACACTGTCCAATAAACCAAGATCCACTGCTTTTGCTGATTTACCACGATATCTTACATCAAAAGCTTTTTCGCCCATTTCTTTCAGCACAAAGTGTCTGTAGTAATCTTTACTGCCTGATTTTTTAATTGCTTTAAGCATACCAGCATCAACTTGCGGATCTGGAGCTTGGTCTAGTAATTGATTATAATAATCTTTAACAATATCTGGGTTTTCAATGAAAATTTCAGCTATTCTTCGGGTATCTTCAATTTGTTTAGGGGTAAGTTTAGCCATGTGAATACTGGCCTAATCCAATGTTTCTTTTTCTTGATTTTTTCTTGCTTCAGCTATTATAGAGTCTATAGTCGGAGCAGGCACCTGCACGTTATCAGGGTTGTTGTTAGTTTCCTCATCTAAATCCTGTATGGATTTTGGACCCTTAATTTTTTCCAAATCTAAGTCGTTTATGTTTAAATTTTTTGCCACACCAATTTTTCCTATAAATGAATCAAACGCCGTTAATGCTAGTTGTAAAGCCTCATCAGCAGGAATTGGTAGGGCGTTAGCATCTACAGAATAATGTTTCACTAATTTTTCAAATAAAGACATTTGGTTATCTAATGTCCCGTACACTATCGCACTTGCTTGTTCAAATGTTTTACCGTTTTGCATTTGTTTATCTATTTCTTTAAGGTTTGCAGGCGTTGTTGCTGCTTGTAGTGCCATAGCATTCTTGTGTTCTAAACCTACTTTTTGTAGGTCTTGGAAAAAATCTAATTCATCTTTTGCTTGTGCGTCACCTGCAGTAATTTGTGCTTGTAATAGTTGTTTTGAACCGTCGTACGCCGCCGTATCTTGTTTTTGAAACTCTATTTGTTGTTTAAGGTCAAAAGCGTCATTAAATTCTTTTCTCTGTTGTCTAGCGTCACCCATTGCTATACCAAGATCTACAAATTGATTAGGCGAACCAACTGTTCCGGCTGGAATAATTTCTTGTCGTTTTTTTAAAAAATTAAGTGCAGCATTGCTTATCATGTCACCTCGAGTTTGTTTAAATTTACTGTAGTCCACTTCTCTTATGTTTTCTTGGCGCATTTCTTTTTCCCTGTCAATAATATTTTGAAGAGTATTATCTGCGCTGACATTTGATTGTACCGGTGCCGGTATTGACGGTGGGGTAAAAGTAGTTTGAAAAGGATCTGGCTTACCATCAGACATCATGATATTGGAAACAGCAACAGGCCCTTGAGGCAAATGCCTGCCGCCGTGGCTAAAACCAACGCGGCCGCCAGCATTGTACCCCGGTCGATAAGACAAGCCACTAGCAATACCAGTGCCTTGATGTTGCTTGTTACCTACCGTAAACATTTTTCTAGTTAAAGTTTTATCCATATTATTATCCAAACATTGAACCAGCAAAACCAGCAATACCCGATAAAACTGGGTTAGTATTTTGATAGCTTGCGAAAGATGGTGCACCTTGTAGTGCGCCGGCAAATTGACCTAGACCGTAGAACGGCGTTTGGTATTCAGCTAAATTTTGTGCCCCTAATATTTGTCTTTCGTTTTCACCTTGTTGCTCTAAAGCACCGACATCACCGTATAGACCTTTTTGTGCCGTTAAGCCTAGTGTGCCAAAAGTATTAGCTAATTGGTTTTGAGTTGATGCGGCTTGAGCGGCAGCGTTTTGCGCCATGTTGAAGCCACCCGAATAAATATTACTTAAAGCTTTTGCTGCCGTATCGCCTTGGCCTCGTTGTAGTTCTGCTGCCATTACTGCATCTCTTGTTCCGGAACCTGCAAAAGCTCCTGATTGAATAGCTCGTTGTTGTTGTTGTGCTTGTTGGCCGCCGAACATACGTTGTAGGTCCGTCATAGTAGTATTAGCTTGTTGCTGTAAATAAGGGTTTAAATATTGTTGTGCTGCTCCGGGACCGGTTGCTGCCATGCCCGCAGTTGCTGCTTGCCCACCTGCAGTTACGAAAGGTTGATACGAACCTATGCCCGCTTGCGTTAAGGCTCTTGCGTCAAGTTGGGATTGTTGTAGATTAGGTGCAAGTTGTTGTCCACTGGGAATATTTCCCGGTTGGATCATTGATTTATAGCCCTCTATAATACCTCCGGGGGCGGTAAAGGCCGAGGATACGGTTTCGTCAATAGTTGCCATTATGCTTGCGACTCCAGTTGATTCATCATGTCATACATACGTTGCGCACCTTTTTCTATGCTGCCACCACCGGCTGCTCTTACGGCATCGGAAGTCATTACAAATTCATTTTTAGCCAACATTGCTGGCACGTCATCTCTTTTTTCTTGTGCGCCCATAGGAATAAAACCACCACCTTGCCCATCAAGTTGCATACCTTGCGGTACCATTGGAGTCTGTGGAATACTACCCATGCCGCCCATATTGTAATTAGTTCTTATCGGACCACCATTCATATAACCTACACGGCCGCCGTTAGCAGCAGTAAGAGTATCCTTGAAGTTTAGGTCATAAAAGTTGGGATTTAAAGCGTTGAAGCCCGGACCTTGGTACCTATCGTTGTCTTCGTTTTGTTCTTTTTGACCAAAATAATTTATAGCACCCTCAAGGCCAGCTTGGACTAATCTAGGGTTGTTTTTTAAATAATTAAACCCTTTGCTGAAAAAATTACCTATGCCACCGCCACCGCCGCCGCCGCCGCCGACGCCTCCGTGGACGTTTAGTCCGCCATAACCTTGATTCGAACTAAACAAATTAGTAAGAGAACCACCCGAACCCGCTTGGTTTTTAAACAAAGATCCTAAACCACCCTTGCCAGTGCCCATAGGACTACTGAAAGAAAAAGGATTAGCTCCAGTAGCAAACGGATTTCCTTGTAAATTACCCATGCCGCCACCAATAGCTCGTCCTGCTTGACCCATAACATAACTTTTAGCGCCTGTTTTCAAAGCGTCAGTAATACTACCGTCTCTATCTAAACTAGATTGAGCAGCCATAGCCGCACCAATTAGTGGGTTGAACATACTAACTATCGGCGCAAGTTTACCGCCTATTGCTGCCACCCCCTTCCCCTCCCCCCTCCCCC